AAGTGATATTACCTGTATTTGTAGCGTCAGTTAGAGTTGTGCCTTGAACTGCTTTAGCAAGTGTAAGTTCACCACTCAACGTAAGATCCGTAATTGATAAATTTGTGCTTGCGGCAGGGGTCACGGTCTGCTTTGCCATGCCTTGATAGACAACGTAAAAGTCATCCGTTGTCTCAACATCACCTAACATGGTTAAAGTTGTGCCAGCGGCGGTATAAGCTACTGAAGGCTCTTGACGAACATTATTAACAAATACTTCTAATTCATTGGAATTTAAAACAGAGTTATTAAGAGTAAAGCCCCTCTTTACGGGACTTCCTGTAACTCCAGTTAGATCCTGATAGCTTACCGCACTGTAAGCAAATGCGAGAGGATTACCCAGATATGGCATTAGGTGATCTCCATAATTGACAAGGCTACATCCGTAGCGTTTGCAGCAGTTACCTTCAAAACGTCAGTTGTCTCCATGACCACTTTGTTTCCTGCCAGCATCTCTAATGACGATCCTGCGGGTATTGGTGCATTTGTAACAAGCTCTACATCTTGGTTAGCTTCATCGTTGGCTCCCGCACGGTTAGCCGTGTCAGAAGACAACGTAACTGTTGCTGTGGTTTGACTCGTAGTGGTGTTGCCAAGAATAATACCCAAGATGACTGTGGTAGTTGATGAGGCTACCGTGTATATGACATCTTCTGAGGTAACCCCCGCCTTTGTTATAACTTTGAATGTATTTGCCATATCCTTATCCTAACGCGATTGCCAAAGCGGTAGCGTCACCTGACGCGGTGTTGTTGATAAATGTAGTGCTTGCCGCCATCGTTGAGGTGAAATCAGTCACCGCTGCACCAGAACCAGCACCGTCACAACGAATTATACGGCTTTCACCGTTTGCAACAGTTGCATTTGCTCCAGAACCTTGAGAAAAGATAACAGATTGACCCGAACTATTTGTTACAAAATAAACTTTTTCAGCAGTGTTTGGCGCAACTGTAATGGTGTGTGTGCCTGAAGGAGAGCCTGCACAAACAATCAACTTATTCATGCCGTCAGATACAGTGCCGTCAGAGGTGGTCAAAGTGGATGACGTGCCACTAAGAGAAAGCGTAACAATACCGTTTAGAGCGGTATCTATAATGTCAAAGTTTGTATTAGTAGTTGCGCCCCAAGTACCAGACTGTTCCCCGGTAGCAGGCTTTTCTATTCCTGTTCTAGTAGTGTATGAGCTAGCCATTTATGCGACCTCTTTCCAATTCGCTGATTGACTCGGCACTATGTCTGTCCATGTTCCTGCACCAGCAGGAGTTAAATCTGTCCAATTCGCCTGTTGATCTGGCGTTATGACGATTTGACTCCAGATAAAGACAATACCAACATTTCCAGTTGCTGACAATCCTGTAACACCGTAAGCCGACTCTAGGACCACATTTCCACTAGATATTGATGAGGACAGGCCAGTGACAGGGAAAGATACGTTTATGACAGGTGTTATGCTACCGACAGAGGCTGTAGCGGATTGACCTGTTAAAATGGCGGCTGCGGGAGCTTCCGGCGTTGAAACCTGACCAGTAGCAGAAACACCGGTTGGAAATACGTTGGCGCTGGCGCTTACCTGCTCGTCGCCAAATCCAATGGTGCCAACAGCACCAACGGGGCCAACTAAGCTACCGCCCCCAGCTAAAGGAGTGCCAACACCGGTAGTAGCAGAGACCCCCGTTAAAACTACGGGTACAGGTTGTCCCCAAGCGCCATCACCCCAAGCGCCTCTGCCCCATCCACCAATATTGGACACAGTTTACTCCGTTACGCTATTCTAATAATAGCGTTTGAGGCATCCGCTGTTGGGAATTGAATGGTAAAAGTCCCCGAACTGGAACTCTTATTAGATCCAAAATCTAAGACAGCAACTGCTTTGTTAGAAGCAGATGAATTGTAAATCAAAGCGCCACGAGCCGTAATAGTGGCCGTAGTAAAGCTAAGATCGGCAAAATCTGTAATAGCTGTCGTTCCACTTAGTGTTGGCGTTACGTTAGTCAGCGCACCACCCCCAGAGGCGTAAGATCCGCTGTTCGCTACTTCCCCCGTTGTGGTAAAGGCAGTTGTTGTAGCACCTAACGTAGCTGTGGTGCTAGACTTTCCGCCGCCACCAATCGCGTACAATGCCAACTTAAAAGTGTTACCTGAACTATTTGTAAAATTATGTGTGCCCACCAGCAATTCCTGCTTGAAAGAGCTACACATCGCTTGCGTGATTGCCATTATAGTCTCCTAATAAAGTCAGCAATGTCTTTGTGACCAGCGTTACGCAAAGTCTGGCATATAGTACCACGCTCCTCACGTTTAGCCAAGTCTATGTAGAAACGTAAGATTTGCTCAACTTTATCTGCAAAAGCCTGTGCCTGATCTTTTATGGCGGGCGGTGCATCGTCTGAAACATATACTATTTTTTTACGAGCCATTTCGGCTATTTGGTCGGAGGAGAGACCTCCCTCGTTTGATGTTGTGACATCAATAGTCCCTACGTCTATCCCTGTGTTTACACTAATCATTGTATGATACTCCCGGCACATCGTGTCGTCCTATAAGGACTGGATCATCTAAAGGTTCTGGTGGCAACAAAACTTCTTTGTTTTCTGAAACATACTCTGATTGAGGCATTATGATTAAATTATCGTCCTTTATGGTCTGGACCAAAGGGTCCTCTAACCTATGATAACCGTAAAGTTTTTCATTTTCAGGCACATTAGTGTCCATAAAACCAGAACTTTGAGCTATTTCAATTTGCATACCTTTGGACAGAGCTATTGCACACCAAAACTCACAACAAGCACGACCTGCTTCAGCAAAATTTATGTTTTGTTTGTAACTAAAATCTATCCCGTACAAGTTAATCTTTGAGACTTTTTTGTTGTAAATTGCATAAGCTATCGCGTAAGCAACGGTGTTGTTGAAATAGGCGTAACCCAACGAACCCACAACTTCTTTAAGAGGGTATAGCTCTATCTCCGGGACTCGTTCATCAAGAGCACAGGAATATATCGGTCCTTTGTTTGGGGTCTTCAACAAAAATTCTTGCGCTATTCCGGTCTGTTTTCCTGCTTTTATACCGTCTAAAAAACGAGAGGCCGGGTCCATCATGAAGGTCTTGTCTACATGAAATATGGCTCCAATACTGTTTATACCCCATACCTCATCAAATTTCTGCGAGTTTATGCGCGATAAGACGTACTCGGAAAACGAGCCGCCAAACGCCACTATTGCTACATTCATGTTTTTTGAGTCCTCACTAACCCGTCGCGGTAAGCTTCGGTATTTTCTACGCCTTCGCCATAATTTTTGAGGCGAAGCGCTGCTTCTTCAAACTGCTGCTTATACATTTGTAAGAGATTGGGATCTCCTTTCATAAATATATAAGCCTCAACTAAAGAGCCGTATAAAAGCGCATCTGGTGCGTTTTCCCCAAGCCACGACGTTCCAGTTGCCCCTGTTATGGAGGCTGGGCGGTAGTAATAATGTAATTCAACGGCGTAATCTTGATTTGGCGTAGGAGCTATTAAAAAATTGTCTACGTCAAATACCGCATAATATCGCGGTGCGCCGGTTGTAGTATGAGTCGGCCAATAAGTTTGAACAAAATTTACGTCTTTCTGATCTAAAAAGACGTGGTTTGTCCCTGATCCATTGTTGTAAGATAAAGAAAAAGTAGCAAGATAATCAGTGGGTTGACTTAAAAACCTATTTCCAGTGGTCATTGTCGCATTAACATTTTTACGAAAAACATCTAAATCAACTATCTTTAATAGTTTTTCTTCAGCATTTTTTATAAAGTTATCAAGATTATTAACGAAAGTAGTTTCGTCATTCTCTGCATAATCTTGTATAGCTTGCTTTAATGTCGTTTTTGTGTAGCTCATGGTGTATTCGCCTGTCCGCCCATGCCACTGTGATTAGTGCAGTAATAATACAGAGTCGGAGCTCCCACAGCAACTGTGATTTGTGTATAAGCGCCGGAAGACCCCGGAGTACCATTAACGGTCACACCCGTGG